CAAACAGAACACTCTGTTCGATATCCCATTTATGTTCGATTAACTTTTCACGCCAGACACGCGCCCACTCATTTGGTTCATACTTCAGCACGGTAGCACGAGTTGTGTTATCCATTGCCATAGCTGTTTTCCAAATCTGAGTACGTCCGTATCCAGTCGAGAAAGGTTGATCTTTCCAAGTTTCTGGGTAACCAGTACCTTGAGCATGAGCACTACCAACAACATAAGACCTATAATCTTCAAGTCCTGAACCATTTGATTCACCCTCACCAGACATACTTACATTATATGTAGAATCTCCAGCAGGAGCAGCAGAATCAACGCCAGCAATAACATCATGTCCAGCAGTTTTTGCTTTTACAACAGTTCCCTTGAGAATAGCAGCTTCACCTTCGCCATGAGCGGTAGGTGGATTGGTTGATTCATTTTGTAAAGTAACAGTACTTACTTTCATGATCGCCCAAGATGCGGTTTTTTGTTTAACAGATAATGATGATGAAGCATTAGCAAAATTTATCCTTACCATTTGTCCTGGTAAGTAAAATTGCGGTTGAGTTCCCTCTGCTCCAATCTTTACTTCATTACCTGAGTTACCAAAAACACTTGATAAATTACCAGAGTGTTTATAGTCAGCCATCATTTTCACATATACGGTCGTTCCTGCTGTTTCATAACTATCCAATTGAGTATCAATATCTGTACCATCCAGAGTTTCAACCCAAGTAGTATTGTCATTACTAAAAGCAACAGGGTAAGCGTATCGTTTGTGAAATGAAGGTCTGCGTTCTGTGAATTTGAACTCGGGGTCATCTGTCGGTTTCTTCGCCAGTTTTGATACCATTCGGAAGAAAGGGTCTTGAGCTATTTGTAGTTCAGAAACTCTATCTCCAAAATTATATTTCCTGCGAAGGATACCAGTATTGAGGTCTTGCCCGTATAAGGGCTGTCCAGTGGAACCACCAGACGAGACATCTCCAGTTGACTCGAGTTGAAATAAGTCAGCCATTTAGCCTTCTCCTTATTTTAACTTAAGGCATGTGGCAATGAATTAACCAAATGCCGATTCTAAATGCTTATCAATACCTAAAATAGAATCAAACAATTGATCTTCTTGTGAATTTTCAACCTCTTGACTACCAGTAGTTGCTAGTGACTGCGGACGTTCATTTACATTTTTCATCTGCTGAGCCACTTGTGTACTCGCGTCTTTAGCTATATTCGTTTCCCGAGATTCTCTATTCTTAAGATAGTAAATATCATCAAGAGTGAGAGTCTTGTTTTTAGCAAATGTCTTAAAATCTCCCCATTCATCTTCGCTCATTTCAAAGCGTTGACGAAAGTCGGATTCTTGAGATAATCGCTTATTTTCAGTTTTTTGCCTGCCTAATGTATCATTCAACCTTTGCTGGACTACTCCATCAATTGTTGCGTTCAACACTTTAGCAGAGTCAGAACCAGGTTCTGAAACAGCTTCATCTGGGTCAAATACAAAATCTTCTTCTAATTTCAATTGTTCTTTCATATTCTTTGGTGCTTGACCACCACCCTCAAAATAATTTCTCACATGAGAAACCAAATTAGGGTCGTCTTTCATTGCATTAATTATAGGCACATACGGTTCTAATTCGTTCAAACGACCATTCAGACGTTTGCCTTCCTTACTTGAATCCGCATATCTTTGCCTCAAAGTCTCGACTTCGTCTGGACTTTGTTTTTGACCTTCGCCCTTACTGTTCTGAGGCTTGTTATCGCCCGACGTAGATGATACAGAAGTGTCAGCTTCTTCGAGTATACCTGAGTTTACACTGTTATCCAGTTGAGCAAAAAAGTCATCTGAACCAGCTTGTTCTGCAGTATTACTTTCGAGGACATCAGATTGCTCCAATGTGTTATCTACTTGTGTTTCCATACTCATTGTTCTCCTTTTGTGTTATTTAAATTAATATTGCTGGAACCAAAAACAAAACTACTTTTCTTCAACATTTGGCATGTTGCCTTCTTCTGTTGCTTTTACATCACGAGCAACTTCTTTCATGTCCATTTCTAGTTGCTTTCTAGCTGTATCGTATTCACCTTTCATAAGATGTCTAAGTAGTTTTTGTTGTGCTTGAGTATCAAGTACACTCTTCTTACTCTCAAGACTTCCAGTCTGAATCTTATTCTTAATACCAGCCTGTACTAATTGACGTTCTAATGTTTCAATAGTTCCATCTTTATCTTTTACAGTTTCCTGCATAGAATTAAGTTGTTGTTGTAACTGAGAGTATAATGATTTTCTCTGAAGCAGTTGTTTCTTATTTCGTATATCTGTTTCAGCAACCATTGCAACATCATCAATTAAGCCAGATTGGAACCACCTGAAGTATTCTTCAAGGAGTGCCCATCTGTTAACTGGCATCGTAGCCCCAGATACAATTCTTACATCAAACTTAGCAGATGAATAATCCATCCATTTACCAACAGCTTGTCCATAATCATTATAAACTGGGATATTAATTCTTATTTCTTTTTCCTGTTCGTCTGGTGTCTGACCAGCTTCAGGCTGTACAATTCTAAATACTTTATCAATCTGGTAAGTAGACTGAGCTACTTCTTTAAAAACACGACCAAGATGCTCAAGAGAAGGTTCTACAGTATTTCCCATCCAAGCTTTAATTCTTCGTGTACCATATTCATCATTAGCCAATAGACCTCTGTATGTTTCTGGTTGTGCCCGTGATATTCCCATCATGGATGAATGGATACCAGCGATATACTCTACATCTTGCTTTCCTTCTTGAGTAACAGTATAGAAAGCATTGTTGATACTAGCAGGTAAGACAGGAGTCGGAGGTTGAAACCCCTGTCTATATTTCAATAAAGCACCGGGTGCAGAAGCATATTGCTCCCATTCACCCTCTGGTACAGAGCCTTCTTCATACAACCATCTCAAGTTAGAGGCAAGGTTGGCATTATGAAGCATTATTTGATGTGCCTTATTTATTTCCTGCTGTTTACCTATTAATGGAGTAACAGCACTCATTGGATATGGAGTGCCTGTATATGTGTAGGGAACGGGAACAATTGGATATTGTTTTTGTGCCAACAAATATTCATACAAAAAGGTATCGTCGCCAACACTACACACAACTTTTATTCTATCTTCGTGAAAATCAATCGCCTCAACAATATTAGTAGCAACAGATTCATTCTTTATTAAAATATTATACTCTTTCTTTGTAATAACCTTCTGTTCAATCCTTGTTGCTTTATCCTGAGCCATTGACATGAGTTCAGCCCTCTTCTCTTGGACTGCTTGCTCTGACATTTTTTGAGCACGTTCAAGCTCAAGCCTAGCTCTTTCTTCTATAATCTCACCAGCCTGTAACGATTCTTGTATTTGTTTTTGTTTCTCAGCTAACTGTACTTCTGTTTCTTTTTGAAACTCTTCAAGCTGTACAGAAACAAGTCTTCTGATTTCTTCAAGTTCTTCTTCTGTTGGAGGAATCTTTACAAATACATTTACATAAGGAATCTTTACTTTCTGGTAACATTCATAGTATGAAACAATATCATCATCTTCACCTTCTATTGTCAATCCCATTGTAATATCTTCAGCTTGTATACTTTGAGATACTACAGTATCCCTTTGAGAATAACTTACAGTCTCAGACTCACCAGCAGCATCTTTAATCTTAGTCTTGAACTTGGGAAACAAATGCATTAACTGTGTTCTAGAGAGATTCTTTCTTACTATAATAAAGTTAGCATCCCTGAACATGAAGTCCCTGCTCATTGGGTCTACAAAAACATCATAAGGGTCTATTCTTTTAAATACTACTTCTCCCTTTCCTCTATCAGCATCTTTATCAACATCAACAAGAAAGTATCCAATACCCTTAGTCAAACTATCAAGTATGACTTGACCGTATAAAGATTTACCATTCGAGTTATACCAAGCATAGTCAGCAATATCAGAATGTACTTGTGCAACATCTGTATCGCTTCCCTCTACTCCAACTGCTTTCCATCTAGGATTATTAGCAGTAACAAAGTATTTCATTGTTTCAATAATTGGAGTAACCCTATTGATAGTGAAAGTAGGCATCCCAGCTTCAGTAAGAGCATCTTCCTCTTCTTTGCTGAGTTGCTCATTCAAATAAAAATCATAAGACTTTTGACTTAATGAAGCCCATCTGCTCCTATGAGCATTATTTGCTCTATCCCATAGTTGTTTATTGTTTGCAGCTTTTTCTTTTTGTGTAGCCATTAGAATTTAAACCCATATCCTTTTTCTTTCATAACATCGTATAATTTTGGAGCAACTACACTATGAGTATACCCCTCGTCTGTTGAAAGGTCTTCATATATCTTTTCACCAGCTTCTCTTCTAGGTGATTCTTCCATTTTATGTTTAAATAGTTCTTTTCTTGAAGAATGAGGAGACCACTTTTTAGGCTTTTCCCATTGTATAGCATGAGAAAGTTCTTCAATAATATCTTCTTGAGTATACATGCCTTCTCTAGCCTCAATTACATCTTTACCAAATTTTGCTTTCCATCTGGAATATAAACTTTGACGTCCCCCAGAATATTCTCTCATTAAATATCCTAAATCTCTAGGAAGAAATTTAGGCTGTTGTGTTCCAACTTTTATTTTAGGTTTACCTGCCATTTTCCATAATTCCCTTACTCCTTCAGTTTTATACATCCATCCCTCTTCTACTCCTCCTTTTTCAGTTGAAAAACCAATACCTCCACCTAAAACTTTATTAATATTTTCTTCCCTAGATTCATATAAAAGACCAAGTAAAGGAACTTCCCCAACTTTATCCAGTATACTAAATAATTTTTCTCTACTTGATTGTTCTGCCATTACTTTCTTTGTTTATCTCTTCCTACCTGCCTATTTGATGGCATCAATATTGACATCACTTTCTTCATTAACTTTTTCCATGTTGTCGAAAGCGGTATTTGCGGCGTTTTTTTTTATTTCATCCCTAGCAGCATAGGCTATATTTTCTTTATAAGATTTTAATTCTCCTATTGCTTCTACAAAATCTGCAACCCTAACTGGAGTTTGAGTCTTCCAGGCACTGGCACCCTTCTCTTTCTTCCTTGGATCAACATATTCTACTTGAGCAATCGCTTCATCGTAATCACCAGATTCTAAAGCTTTCCAAGCACTGGGAAATTTCTTTTTCCAATTTGTTCCCATTTGAAAATTAACAGACGCAAGTGCTTCAACAAATTCACCGCTCTCTCCAGCACCTAAACTTTCTGCTTGGTTAACAGCCTCATCCCAAGCTTTTAAGGAATCTTTCTGTATCCATTCTGTCCTTACTTCCTCTGGAATATTTGCTCCTTTTGGATACAATCTTTTTTCTTCTTCTGATAAAAGATGCCCTATCCCACCAGTAAGTTTTCCAAGACTATCTAAATATGATTTAGATACACTTCCTTCTCTACTCTTTAAATGCTTCATAAATTGTGGTGTTGGTTTACCTTTTTCAGCCATTATTTCCTCCAGAAATCCATTTTTACTGGTTTACTTAATTGTAGATTCCAGTCATAGCCTGACCCGCCCCAAGGTCTTTTCTCTTTGCTATAACTAAAACCTAATCCTATATCTTTAGGGAGATTAAACTCTGCTCCTCCCTGCTCTCCCAATCCAACAGAAAACTTACCACCCTTAACTCCAACTTTCAAACCAACCAAGTCTTGAAGACTTGACTCCATGAATCTTGGTTTTTCTTGAGGAGGGGCAAGACTCTTTAGGCTCTCATTGATCTCTCTATGAGAAAGAACTGGTTGCTTAGAAGCATCAGACAATATCCTTGATACATTCCAACTCGTATCAAGACGTGCTGATGTAGAATCTGTACTTGCTTTATACGGCTCTGCCACAATTACCTCCTCTAAATGTGACTATTTCTTTTTCACTAAGCAACTATCCAGTTCTTAGGTTTCTTTTTCGGCACATACCAAGATTTAGTGTTCTCATCCATTTGGACATTAGGCGGAAAAGCATGAAGCTGCGCGTAATATAGAGTTTCCACAGTATCATCATGTGCCATTCTCGGTCCGAATGTAACAATTTCGTTTGTTAAATCAAACATATTATCCCGTAGGTAAATTGTACCCATGCTAAACCTTCCAGATAAGCCAGAATAAACCCTATTCATCTTATTTGTACCTCCAGGTTTCTCTGGAATAACTGATATATCAAACTTATTAAGTCTTCGCCTTTCCTCATTCAATGCCTGAAATACACTTCTGTTCATGGCTACATCTTCTACTGTGCTTGATACAGCATGATATTTCTGGTGCATCTCCATTATGTAATCAACAACTCCTTTCTTTCCAATTTGTTCACCTTCAAGAGACTTTTGACCTATTGTTGGTATTGAACGATGTCTCTCGTACTCTAAAACATAGAGATTATTTTCCTTGTCAATGGCAATAGCCATGATAACAGAAAAGTCAGACTCTTTAGTATTAATATCAGTAGCAGGGTCGCAACCGATAAAAGTATTAACTGGCACCTGCTCACCACCAATGATAACATAGTTTTGATTTGTGTCTGTGTCATATTCATAATAACCCTTCCAGTATTTTATGTGTTCTCTAGTCCATAAAGCGTCCTCAAGACTCTGAACTTCCATCATATATTCTTGATAGAATTTTGAAGGTTGCCCAGAATCTTGATAGAACTTCTTCTTTTCAGCAAGCTTTGACTTAGGAAACCAACCTTCCCAGAGAGGAGCACCATTAGGAAGTATTGCTTTATACGTTACGAGTTTCCAAGCAAACTCTTCTTTATTTCCTTTAGCCCTCGCATGATTGATAAGAAGATTGTTAATAAAAGAATCATAATGCACAGGAGTCCCGTTAACACGAAGCCTGCCAGTATGAGGCTCAATTGCAGGGTACACCACAGCAGTAACAAGATTCGCATTTTTATCCCTTGCATCCCTCGTAATTGTGTTTGCTTCATGTTCAAAGTCGTCAAGTACGATGAGGTCGTATCTCTTGTGGAGTTTTGCTCCTCCCCGTATCCCAGCGACATTACTCTTGGAAATAAGTTTACAGCCATTTGATAATTCTACGTCCTCCTCGGTCCATTTAGAACCCTTCATTTTTCCAAAATAATAAGTAAATCTATCATTATACTCAAGATGATGCTTAATGTAATCCATATTACCAACAGAAAGTTTCTGTGTAGCAGATACCCAAGCATAGAAAAGCATATCATCTTTAGGGCAAAACACAAAGTCCTTAAGAATTGATGCTTTAGTCAATACAGTCTTACCATGACCGCGAGGTAATATGATAGCTAACTGCTTACATTCCTTGTCATCAATAAAGTCAGAAACCTCATAATGAAAGAATGGAGTTTCACTCCTCATAAAATCGTCTGGGAGAAACAGCTTACCAAACGAAATAAGGTCTTTATACGCTAGGAGAAGTGTCTCTTCCGCTTCGCTTATGTTCTGACTGTTTATATTTGCCATTTAAAAATTCTTTAAATTTATCTTCATCTTTATGCATCTCAAGATAATCGTTAAATACTCGTTCAACAGTAGCAACCCTTTCTAGAATATTAAATAGACCCATTTCCATAGATTCTATTTTTCTTCTTAAGTCGTGCTTTGTGTAGGTCTTTTTTCTTTTAGCCATGAGAAATTTATATATTCGCTTATTTCAAAATAAAACGGTCCGACAATCGAAGTACTACCCCTCTTCATCTTTACTTGGGGATACCTCACTTCTGGATATACCTTCATCTAACATCTTCCTTTGTGCTCCTTCGAGCTGCTCAGGGGAAAAACCTTGAAACATACCAATAACACCCATCTCTTTCTGTTTCACTGTCATCCCAGTTGTACCAATTATCTTGCCAATCTCTTTAGTTGACTGCAATATGATGTTATCGTCTTCACTAAAGTCTGCAAGATGTTTGAGTTTTTGAAGCACATACTCGTGGTCTAACCCATTTTCCTTTGCTACATCTAAAACTCCTCTTTCTATTTCTTTCACTATACGCTCCTGTTTTAAAAGTATTACAGCCTTCTTCTTAGCTGACTTTTCGCTACCTTCATTAAATGCATCCATATACGCTTTCACTGGACCATGACCAGCAACTACGCTTGTTGTAAATAGTGTCTCTTTTTTTGTAGGATGCTTCCTAGTCTTAAGATTGCTATTCTTACCTATTGTCTTAGAAAATGTGTATCTGTTCTTATGGGAGTTAAAATCAGTATCCATCTTCGTTTTATTGTTTATTAAGAAAGTACCAACTATAGTCCTGCACCAGCCTTGAGAATACTTGTAGTTCTTTCTGTCATTAGGATGCTTTATACCTCCAACTTTCAATAACTGTACAATTCCTCCATCATCAGCAAGCACCCAATCTCCCTCTTCACCAGATTTCCAATCTTTAACTTCAACAGCATCTTCTCCAAAGTGTTCAACATACTCTTCAAAGTCATCAAATACATAATGCTTCTTCCCTCTAATAGACTTATGCTTCATATTTCTTCCTCAGCCTATTATTCATGTCTTCAAGTAACTCAAGCTGTAAAACAAGACCATCTATAAGATTAATAACCTCTTCTTCTGCTTTGTATGTTTTGCCATCTATCTCTACTTCTCTTAAAACAATATCAACACTCTCTATAGACAACTCTTGAAGAACTTTCTCTTGCACTTCTGGAGGAAGACATTCTAAAAACTTTAATGATTTTGCCATAATAACCTTGACATTAGCTTATTAATACTATATTTTATATTATATATATATATATTATATATATTATATAGTTTATAATACTTTCCAGTTTTTCTTTCTTTGGCACTTTCTTTCTTTTTACAACCAATACATATGCTCTTAAATCCAAAATGACCCACTATAGGCTTGTCGCAAATTAAACAATGGAATGGCATAGGCATACACCTAAAATAACGCCTTGCCCATGTGGTTACAAATACTTTATTACAAAATGATGTGGGGTAATAACTCGACCCCTATACCCGTAAAGTAGTTTTTCC